TCCCGGCAAAACCAAGAAATACATCTTGATGACGGTGAACTTCAATCGTTCCACCATTCAAAATCAAGGTGCAGCCCAGGACTACTACTCCGGCGTCATCCAGTGCAACATCTACGTGCCTAAGTCTGCTGGAACGTCAGTGCTTTCTAGCCTTAGTGAAGCTGTCATCGACGGGCTTACATCAGTTAACGCCTCGGGCTACACAGACACTTTCAGTGTCGCGCCTCGCGTATCTGACATTTCTGGTCCGACACCGCTTGAGCTAGAAGATCGGTCTCACTTCATCGGCATTGTTTCTTGTCAGTTCACAGCAGTTGTGTAGTATATTGAGGCAAACGGTACTACTTTATGCGCGCCTCTGAACTGCTTCGTAATAAGTTCGGCGTTAGTCAGCTGTATAAGCACGAGGTCAAAGACGGCGACGAAACGGTGCTTGAGATCTACTGGCACCCATTGACCATTGCAGAGCGTGAGTCCATCCAGAAAAAAGCCGGATCGGATGATGCCAACGATTTTGCGCTGGGCATGATGATCGAAAAAGCGCTTGACGTTGACGGTAAGCGCCTGTTCCAGGACGGCGAAAAGGCAGCCCTCAAAAACGCCGTCGATGCTTCCATCCTGCAGGAAATCCAGCTAGCCATGCTCTCTTCCGGAGCTGAAAACAAGGTGGAGGAAGCGAAAGCAGACCTCAAAAGCAAATAGCGACTGGTATTTCATCTATTTCCTCGCCAAGGAACTAGGAACCACAGTCGCTCAGCTTGCCCAGCACCTAACCCAAGAAGAGCTGATTGGCTGGGCCGCTTACTACGAGCTGTATAGCGAGCAACAAGAAAAAGCAGTGCAGAACGCCAAAACCGGCGCTAGGGCGCGCTCAATGAGTGCGCGGTAGACTGGAGCGTAAGACTCTACGTGCTTTCTCGTGGCCCAGTACGACGTAGATATACTGTTAAAAATTGCAGGCCAGCAAGAGCTAAAAAACCTGCAAACTAAACTGGGCGCTGCCGAAAAAGCCGCAGAAGGATTAAATAAAAACTTACGTGCTCTCAACAAATTTGATGTTTCGGGGGCTACAAGACGTGTAAATATAGAGCAAAAATTACTTAATATCACACGAGAACGCTTAAAACTACAGAGACAATTTAACGAGTCAACTTCAGAAGGGAACAGAAAAGCAAGACAAGCGGCTGCTGATTTTATTCGACGCCAAAGAATTTACAGGCAAGGCATGGCTCAATATGCAGGTCCTATAGGGCCTGGTGCTGCAAGCCCCATACCAGAATCCAGTCCCGTAGCGTTAAGTACGCAGTTGCGGGGGCGTCTTAATAGGCAACTAAAAGAAGCAGCAGACTTGCAGGCGCACCTGGGGCAGATGGAAAAACGTAGTTTAGAAACAAATAAACGACTATTAAATAATCAAAAACTACAGAGAAAAGAGTTAGGTAAAATAGTAGATGAAAAAGTAAAAGGAATTCAAGCAGACAAAAAGGCAGCAGACCGAGCTGCGCAAAATGCGCGTAAAGCTAGACGAGAAAGAGTCGGTGCGGCTATCAGTGCAGGTGCGTTTCCGCTGTTGTTCGGCGGCGGTCCGGGGATGGCACTTGGCGGCGCAATCGGCGGCGGTATAACCGGCAAAACTTTTGGTCCAGCCTCCATCGCTTTACAGGTTCTTGGTGGAGCGGTAGATAGCTTTGTAGCCCAAGCAACTGCTGCAGGGCAGGCGCTGCAATCCACGGGGGGAGCCCTCGAGTTCGTTCGTGAAAAATCTTTGTTTAGCAGTGAGGAAGCTGAAGATCTTGCTGCAAAACTTGAAGAGCAGGGAAAAGTACAAGAACTCGCCACGCACTTAACAAATGAACTGACAGATGCTCTTGGAACGTCTGGCCTTATTGCGCTTCAAGATTTAGGGGCTACTACAGATGAGACGACAAAGCTGTGGAATCAGCTGACTACGCAGCTTCAAATTTTAATTTCAGGCCCTTTGAACGGCTTCTTAGAGCTTGTAAATAAAATCCTTGGAGCTGTAAATGAAGGACTCAAGCCTACGGCTCAACAGGATTTTGTCGCAGTCAGAGACAGAATTTTAAAAAGCGGAACTGCTGAGCAGATAGCTCAAATTCAGGCTATTGAAGCGCAAGTCAGAGGAACAGTTTCAAGAAATGTGAGAGGAGGAGGTACTCAAACAGAAATGGGAGTGTTAGGCGAGGCTCAAGCTCTTGCGGGTTTGGAGCTTGTAGAAAAAGCAGGGCTCATGCCTAAAATCGCTGTTACCAAAGAAGATCTAAGAACAATCACGCCTCCAAGGAGTAAAGCGGCAGGAGGTGTAACAGATTCAGAAAAAGCGGCTGCAGCACTTAGAAAAGCACAAGAAAGGCTGCAAATCATGCAGCAAGAAGGCAGCCTTGCGAGAGAGCTGAAGAAGCTTGATTTTGAACGCGCCACGGAGATAGATAAAATCAATAAGCTTGAATCTGCTACAACAGAAGAGCGTTTAGCGGCTACTGACGCTACTAACAAATTGTTTGAGGCAAGAAAAGGCGAGGCTATAGGCAAAGCGTTAGGTGAAGATCTTCAAAAAGCTATAAAACTAAAAGAAGCTCAAGAAGACGTTCTGAGGCCTTTGGAGGATCAGAGGAGATTGCTTGAAGGCAAGCTGGAAGGAAATGAAGAAGAAGTCCGCTTGCAGTTGGAGATCGAAAAGATTCTCAGGTCAGTTGAGGGCTTGAACGAAAAAGATGTTGAGGCTGCTGTCAGGAAGAATGCTGCACTGGAAGAGCAAGTAAAACAAGTTGAAAGGCTTGAGAAGCTATATCAACAGGTTGGTTCCGCCATTGAAAACGCACTGGTTGACGGGATCATGGCTGCCATTGATGGCACGAAGAGCCTGCAATCAATCGTTTCTAGCCTTCTCAAGGACGTCGGAAAGATGTTCTTGCAGTTTGGCATCAGAACTGCTCTTAACTCTGTTAGCCCTTCTGTATTCCCACTGGCGCAGGGTGGATTTGTCTCCAGCCCTACTCGTGCGCTTGTTGGTGAAGGCGGTCAAGGCGAGTACGTTATTCCAGAAAATAAGATGCGTGAAAGCATGGCGCGTTACTCGCGTGGTGCTCGCGGGTCTGCTGTTGTTCCAGGTGCAGGGGATTCTGGAACGTCAAGCGAAGGCGGCGGAACAGCAGTTGCCGCACCAATCGACGTTCGCTTCAACGTGGAACGCATCAACAATGTTGATTACGTCACCGCTGAGCAATTCCAGGTTGGGCTTGCAAGAGCAGCACAACAGGGTGCAACTGAAGGTGAGCGCCGCGCCATGAGGTCACTGCAAAACTCATCCGCTACCCGTAGGAGGCTTGCCGTCTGATGGAATTTAATTACGGGCACCTCATCGACGTTGGCCCTACCGGCAACCTGACCCAGTACCGCTTTCAGAACTATGCAGTAGGCCAAAGCGTTGGCGGATACTCGTTTCTGCCGTTTGCGTTTGGTGGAGCGGTGGCGTCATTGTCAGGCGACAACCTTGATGCAACACTGCAGTTCGCCAACACAAGGATTACTCGAAACTTCGTTACCGAGGCTTTAGACAACACCTACGTTGCCAAGGTGACGACCGTGCTTTGGGATTCTTCGACCTATGCCGTCGAGAAGACGCTGTATGAATACTTTGGGGCTTGCTCTTCTGGCGGCTGGGATGAAACGGCGATTCAAGTCCAGCTGAACTCGGTGCTGGATGCAGTGCAAGCCAACGTTCCAGGGCGTCGGTTGTATCGGCAGCAGGTTGGCAACATTCCGTTTACCGCTCAGGTCAATGTGTAGTGACCTAATTGGGCGAAAGTACAGCTACGGCAAGGATGACTGCATCCATCTGGTGATTGACGCATTGGAGCGTCTAGGCATTGCCAATCCAGGCGTAAAGGGAGCTTGGTACGAAATGACGCCAAGGCAGGTGTTGAGAGAGCTGAATCATTATTGTGAGCGACTTGATCGTCCTAGTTATGATGGCGACATAGCATTGCTGGACGTTAGGCCGCTGGCCTTCGGAGTCTTATGGCAGAGTGGCGTCCTTTACATCAATCCGTACGTTTCCGCAGTGGACTGGAAGCCGGTGGCCAATCTTACGATCCGCCGCTCTTACCGTACGAGAAGTCGTTAATTACTGCACTTGATTGCAGTGAAGAGGAGTATAAAAAGTTTGTACGTTATGCAATGCAGAGGGCGTATGTGCGCCCTGCAGAGTATGCAAATGTCCCAGATATTCAAGCAATTTTTGAGCCTATCACCACGCTGGGTGTGCTGGTTCCTACTGTTACAGCAAAAAGTACAACAACGATTGTTCTTACAAACCTTGCAGTCGGTGTTGCTCTTACCGCAGCCAGCCTTTTGCTAGCGCCGAAAGCGCCATC